TAAGTGATATACGTCACCGTAATCGACTCTTTCACCAAATCCGGCTGCAACATCAGGCAAAGCCCTGACTAACACATTTTCATCACACAGATAGTCGCGTAATGGTTGCAAGCGCTCTGATATGGCTAAGTCCACCATGCTCCATTCATTGCGGTCTACATTAAGAGTGCAATCTGTCATACGCAAACCTAATTTGTTGCAATTTCTTGAGTACTTCAAGATTCAGTTAAATAAATCAGCAATGTAAATCTCAAACACAGACTGTATTTTAGAAAGCCTCGCGTCAGTTACTCCTAGTATCTTGCGTTGAGGCATTTTATTTGTCCCCATTTGATGATACAAGGCATATTCTGCCGACACACCTATCTCACCCTCTAGACCTCCGCTTACTCGTGTATAAATTGAATTAATGAGAACACTGTCTTCTCTGAGGATAGACTGCGAGCGCTTTCTAGCCCAGGTACTTGGAGTCAAATCTTTCCATCTCACGCCTTCAGGGTCAGTTTGAGAAATAAATTGACTTTTCGTCTCTAGCTCCAAATATGCGAGCGCCTGTTTCATGGGCTTTTGCATGTTCTTGAGCGCGGACGCAGACCCTTTGAATTTTCCTAGCTCAGTGCTGTTAATCTTGATTGTTATCATCGCTAGAGAAAGATTTCCTTAACGTCAACGTCACGTCAAACGAACAATTGAACCTGTGCCCACCTGTAATTTAATGCGATCGCAGTTGATTATCTTCCAGCTAATCTGAGACACAGGTAGCAGCTTGCAGTTGTTGCGCTCGCCATCTTCAAACTCAATAATGCCAATGACCCCAGGTTTTAACTGTGCTGGCATTTTGGAAGGTTTGACTAAGTGTCCTTCCATCACGCGACTATCTTTGGCGTACGCTTCTGAATCTGTTGTGTTGCCTTGACCTTGACCTGCTCTATCAATTTGCGCGGTCAGTTCAATGCATGATTTGCTCTTGAAATTACCGCGCTCATCAACATCATTACAGCAAGTAGAATCAACTACACCAAATGTAATTTTTGCATGTTCATAGACTTTACTAGCTGCAAAAATTTTCTTCATGGTTCAGCATAGCCTCTAACAGAAACAGTTCTAAACAAAGGTGATTTGAACGCGCCACTAGGAACAGGTTCAAAATAGTCAGCATCCTCATCAGCTTGTGTACTTTCTAAAGATGCAATTAACGCGGCGACATCTCCCACCTCTGTATTATCGTGGCGACGCACAAAGCGCAATTCTGGATGAGAGCCTATGTAACGCGCTGCGGCTGCATAAATTCTAAAACCGGGGACACCTCCAAAGTTAGGCAATAGTTTACCCTTGGTGATGTTGAGCAGTCTTTCTACATGCGGTCGCTCTGACTCTTCATACAGTTGAGCGACCGCAGGTATTTGTTGAAATTGTGAAAGAGCATCATTTACGTTTAGTGGTGGTACTGCCACTTGTGCTACCCTCCGTAGTTTTTCCTGATTCTCCTGTGTCTTCTACATCGCTTGTATCTTCTACAACAGTAGAGCTAGTGACTTTAGTTAAGTTTAGAGCCTCTGCTACCTCGTCTGGTACTTCTGCAAAACCAGAATCATCAGGAAAATAAGTTTTTCCATTGTATAGCACAGCACTTTCTATGCTGACTTTCATACTTACTCCTTTGTCCAATTATCGACACTTTCAGGGTCAAGATATGCTTCAGAACAAGCTTGCAGTATGCCTAATCCCAAAGTTAAAATGCCCATTGCAGAGTCTATTCTTGTTTTAGTTGTAGCACTAACAGACGTTTCAAACCCCTCGTCATCATATTCTGTGAACGTCACTATCAACGTTGTCACACTCTTAATGTTTCTGTCATTCATCAAGGTGTAGGCTCATAAACATTTAGTACAAAATGCGCTTCTGGGGCTGTTAAAATCGGTAACGATTCCTGTATGACCTCGGCAGTAAATGAGGGTGGATGTAACTTGTCTTCTAAAAGTCTGTTAAGAATTCGTCCTGGGTTTTGATGCCCAACACAGCGCCCTATTGCAAAGTATCCAAGCGTGTTGGTTAGCAGCACTTTACCTATGGGATTGGGTAATGTGATAGTCCACTCTCTACGAGTCCGGCAAGTTAGAATTACAGGATTGTATTTCTTCCCTGTACCGTCCACTCTATCCATGAAGCCAGTGGTCTGAATCATACCATTGGCGTCTTTGTAGTTATAGGTTTTGTCGTAGAGTTCCCAAGCTGGTAAACGCCATTGACGCAGAAGTGCGTCTACACCATCTTCTGTGACCATGTTGGGCAATGCACTGGTGCTGATACCTGTACCGCCTGCACCTGGCGCGATCGCAACACCTGAGAATCTATTCTTGATTGCTGGGTTGTTCATAAATGCTCGTTTCGGCTCCCAGCTTGACGCAATTCTGACAATTTCTAATCCTTTCTTCCTGGCAACAGTTTGAATTGCTTGCAAGTCAAGCATAGAGTCATAGCTGCCATCGGTCTTGTACCATCCTAATGGCGCTGCGACGGTTCCACCTGGAATTATCACTCTTTGTCCTGGGCTGTTTGGATATCTTACGTCCTCATAGTATCCGTTAGCGCCTCTACGTTTCACAAGCGCGTCAATAATGGCTTGCGAACGGAAAAGCTCATTTAAGTCCATTTGCGGCTTGATGATGTTCTGATTAGTCCAATCTAAAACGGCTTCAGCAGCCGTTTCAAGATTACTCAGATTTGCAGAGTCATCACTCAGTTGCAAGATGTCATGAATTGCTTCGTAGGTGGCGACATCAAGCACATCTTTTTGATTGGTAAAACCCACTTTGTAGTCAAACGTCCCAATGATTTGACCACCTTTATTGATGTCAGTAGGGGCGTAGGAACTTCCAGAAGCAGCAAGTGTAGAACGGTATTCAATGTTACCTTCTGTGCCTTGATTTTTTGACACTAACCTTTCTGGTAATAGTTCTTGAAAGAAATACGGGGCATCATCCGTACCAAATTGCAACATGGGCGAAATTGTCAGTTTATCAAACTCTGACCATCCATCCTTCCCAGGCTTGCTCAAAAATTCAATAACGTCTCGAAAAACTGCGAACGCCATTTACAAAATCTCCTTGCTGATGCCACTAAGTTCCGATATACATTTGATATGCAGCACGTAGCTTAGTTTGAAGCCCACTGCTATAAGTTGAGAACTTAGATAGACGATTTTCTTTCACACGAGTTTGATGTCTCACCAAGACGATTTCCTGATTTCTAAGTGCGTCAGGAACGTCAAAGGCTATCAAATAAATTTCATCATCCGTGTCAGCAGCAAGTGTGAATGGTGCACCAGCGTCACGCTCTGCGAACGTCCGTCCTACTACCCAACCAGAGTACAGCGGGCGAGCGCCGTATCCTGGATAGTTGTAACTCGTATCAGCAGCAATAACACCTGGAGAGGGAAAAATCTCAAGTGTTGTCGCGTCACTTGATGCCCATCTACTTGTAATGACGCTTGTAGCGCCAAATGTGAGGGTCATTCCACTAGGAATACCCGCACCGTTGTTTATCTTGTTCTTAAGCTCTATTTTTTTGTCGTTTGCTGCGATCGCTGTCTTAACCTCTAAAGTTGCTTTGTCTATTGCCTCTATGCCTACCGGATTGATTAAAGCGCCATGAGGCATGAGAGTATTGTAGTTCAAAGATTCCCCGACCCATGCCGCATCTTGCGTGACAATCGTAGGATTGAATCTAATTTCAGCCATAGGAAAACTCAACGATACAATAAACTATTGCGCTTGCCCCTCTGGGTCACTTTGATATTTTTGTTTCGCCCTCTGGCTCAACTCAAATACTGCATCCGGTTTATATGGCTTCCCGGTACTCGCCGCCTTACATCTCCCTAGATGTGGTTAAGGAAAGATTTCTCTAACGCCCCTCTGGGCTAAAACAATACTAGCATGAAAGGTGGTTGCAATCTTCTCTGGAATGTCATCCCGGCTTGCGCTTGCTGCAATTTTTTCAAGTGTAACAAAAACTTGTCTGAACGGTATAAATTGCAGTCTTTCTATGATGAGGACAGAGAATTTTGGGTGAATTATCGGACTGGACAAGACTATCGAGAATGGCTAGCTTTTTTTGAATCTAGAAGCACTGACACGGCTATTTAGATAATTGTCAGCCAAGGAGCCGCCTTGCGAGGTCGTACCCTTTGTACCCGCGCTTGGTAGTGACGTTGATGAATTTTGTGATGCTTTGTTTTTGTAAGACAACGCATTTTTTTTCCATTCCTCTAAGCTTTCTACATATTCCTCAAGTAAAACCTCTTTCCCGTCAACAGTAATTTTGATGCTATCCTCTGAAACATTAAACGCCCCTGTGTCAGTGTCTTTGAATAGGCTCTCAAAAGCACTATAGTCAAAGTTAAATCTATCAGAGATTGTACGGAAAACTGCGCCGCGCTCTAGATTTGTTTTCTCTGTCTTAAGTGCGTCGCGCTCGCTGACTACTGTGTCATGCTGTGTCTTCAAGTCGTCACGTTCTTTAGTCAGTTCGGCAAGTTGAGTCTTTAGCCCCTGTATGACCTTTTCTAAATCCTCGCCCTCACCTGCTAATTCCGAGTACCGCTTTAGCTTTGCCTCTGCATCACGAGCGGTTAGCTTATGCTTTTTGGCTTCATCAGATAAAACCTTGACATAAGCTCTCACAGCTTCTACGTATTCGCTACCGCCTTCTTGCTGGTTCATCCAGTCTAAAGCCTGTCCGTAATCCATAATCTAGTAATCGTTTGAGAAATCTTTCCTTTACGATATCATGGGCACAATGGGAGTTGCACCACTTTCTAAGTTTCTCGCTAACCTCACAAGCGGTCTGTATTTCTCCAGCACGTCTGTCAATTTAATCATGATGTTAGGGCAAACTTTTCAGGCGAGCACTGACATATCACTTTTGACGAATGCTACACTTAAAAGTCTCTAAGGTTCCCAAATGGGCTTAGGAAGAGATATTAATCCTACAGCTTTTTCAAAAGACGCAACAGAATTATTAGGCTGTACTTGCGCCGCTTTTAGTGCTCGCTCACGCTCATCTTTTAGAATTTTAGTGTTAACAATACCAGCGTCTATCCAAGCGCGATTAACAGGGGCTAGAGTGCATCTACAGCTAACGTGTGCAGGTGGCTTAAGTCCACTCGATAATTTGAAGACTTTCATGTGGCGAGAGAGGCAGTAAGGACAGTTATGCACTAATATCCCATTTGCGTAGTATTCAGGATATTGCTCAACCGTAAGATTGTAGACAACGATAGGCGACAAAGAAACTTGTCTTTTTGGCATCTTTACACCTTCAAGGATATTTTGAGAAATGCTAGAAAAGAAACACTCTTGTTGCGTCGCGGTTGGCGTTTGATTAGATTGGGTGATAAAGAAGTTCTCGACACTCAAAACTTGTGCGAGACTCTTATTATCAAGCTTCACAATACATCCCGGCTTGATTTTTCGAGCTTGCGTCCAACCCTTAGTAGTCCAGATACGATGATTAGACGTGGACACTAATGAGCGATCGCTTAACTGCAATCTAGTAAATTCACCACAATAAGGGCGAGATAAAGTCTTAACAACTCTTCTATAGCCAAAGCGAGTTAAGACTTTATCCCCTTCTTTTATGCTTTCTATTGGGTGCTCTCCATCAATTGTCTTAACAAGAGTACCCGCAGGGAAACAAGTCCGCTTGTCACCTATCGCAATCCATAATACGCCCTCTATTTCTGCATCAGCGTAGCGCTGAATCGCCGCATCATTATAAGCGCTGATAACTTCATATCTAACGATGCCTGCGGCTCTGGATTTAGTAACGCCTAGTTGCTTCTGCAAAATTGGACGTATTTTAGACGCTGACCAACCCTGTATGATGCCCTGGTCTATAGTGCTTGTCGCCACGTCTGCAAACTGTTCACCATTTCTTTCAAGTCTTTTGTAAGCGTTTGTTGCGGCACTGGCGACCGCCTCTATGGGAACTTCAGCAAAGGGCTTGACATCAATAGCAGGATTGATTGTCCTGATTAAAGAACCTCCTAAATCTGCGCCCGCATCAATTGAGTTATCAATCAAGTTTTGTAATACAGATTGATACATCTTTGCGTCTTGCGGTCGCACTATCTGTAATAAGCTTCCTAGCTGCTTTAGTATCAGCGCTTTCCTTTGCGCTTGTAGTATCGTTGCGTTACTACCTATGTTGTCATAACTTTTAGTCAACTCTTTGTCAAGCTGCCTAAACGCTGCATCTAGCGCTTTGTTCATGCGCTCTATAGCAGCATTCTCCATCTTGATGAGTGCCTTGTCATAGCGCTCTGCTAACTGTATTGCTTTGTCTATCGCCATAGAAACCTTTCCTTAACGATAACTTCGCTCATAATGTCTAAAGATTTGTCCTAGTATTGCCTCATAGAGCTTAGTAGGCACGCCATTGCCTACTATCGCGCCTGCGATTCTCGACTGTGGGGGCAAATAATACCAATCAGGGATTGACTGTAGTATCGCACAATCACGCACTGACAGGTCAAGCCACTGCCCTTTGTACCAGATATTAAGGAATGACTTTCTGTTAGCTCCCTTGTTGTCTGTGAAAATCGCACAAATAATAGTAGGTGCTAATTCATACGGATGCCTGATTCTTACGTCATCACGAATTGACAGACGTTGAACTAAGAAAGCTTCTGTGTCAGGATACAGCAAACGATGCTCGTAAAGTGCTTGCTTCTGTGTATCCGTAGGTTCTGCAAAATTCATGTAGTCAATGCGATGAGCGAGCGCATCCATCCAAGATATAGGACGCTGACGCACTGGCATTCCTACAAGTGAGTTACCACGGTGAGCAATCAGACACACTCGCTCTCTGTCTTGTGGAACACTGTAGCTAGAGGCATTCAAAACATCAAAACAGATTGCATACTCTAGCTCTACAAGTGTGTTGTAAATGACGCTAAATGATTCTGATTTGACATAACCCCGCACTTGTTCAAGCGTAAAATATCGTGGTTGCATTGCTCTGATTGCTTTTACTACTGCGCTTGCGGCTATCAAATCCTTCTCTTTCTCTCCGCCTTTGCTTGTGTTTGCGTTAGAGAAAGATTTACATGACGGGCTTGCATGAAGTAAAAACCAATCATCAGAGTAATCAGCAAAATTAACAGTTTCTACAGGCTGTCTAAGTAGTTGAGTATCCGGGTAGTTGGTTATATAAACATCTGCAATTGCACTACTTAGCTGTGGATCGCTGGGATCACCTTCTACAGCTAAAGAGACTTTGAGACTTTTGTCTGCATACTTCATCATGGCAGCGTCAAGAACTCCACCACCACTAAATAATGTTGCTGCTTTAAGCATTGATTTGTATTATAGCTTTATAATGTCTATTTTGACATTTACAAACAAAAGAGTCAAGGATGATGTCGTTAAATAAATATTTGCTGAGCGACTAAGCGGCGTCTTCAATATTTGGTCTAGGTAGGTCAATGACATCGTTTGTTACATCCTCATTAATGGTTGTGTTGGTGCTCGCCTCATTGTTAATGTTTTCAACTTCTGCGGCTGGATTGTCAACATAACCGTTGAGAGAGATTGCTGTTTGTTGACTCAGTAATCCTGCTTTGTAGTCCTCACGGACAGCAGCACGTTCCTCAGCAGAGGGTTCGCCTAATTCTAAAAGTAAATCAACGACAATATCATATTTCTTTATGATTGTTATCTGTCCTTGCAGCAGCATAAACAAAGCGGTCGCCCAGCAATCAGCTAGAATTGCCTCTAGCGCTACTTTGTCAGTACCTAGAGATGTCTTAAAATCTGCTCGAAGTTGCTGACGCGATATACCGCTTATGGTCATATCAGATGACAGTATATGAGCTTGATGAGTTGTTTCGTAGATAATCGCGCAATGAGTTTTATAAGCGTTGATAAGTGGAGCAACATCGGCTATACCTTCTGTGCTAACAGAAGGTGTTGTATAGTTTAAGATGTTCCCTGCGTTGTCAAAAGTGGGGATTCCTGCAACAAAATTAGTTACTCCTGGTGAGAAAAGCAATTCTCCTGTAGGGGTAAAAGTTTCTCGACCATTTATGACTTCCCACGTCCCAGGTGGTAGTCCGTTTGCAACAACTCTTGTCAAAAAACCTGAGTATTCGATGTTCGTTGGCATCATCGTCAGGGCGTGATTAATTGCATCTTGAGCGCGTCTAACTGTGTCCGTGATAAGGGGCGATCGCTTAATTTCATAAACAGTGAAGCGTCCGCCCAAGTCTAGCTTAATCTCATCTAGACCGTTATCCATCGTCACGCGATCACCGTTTGCATTCTCCCAATGAAAGACTGTTCTACCCTGCTCATCTAACTCTTGAACTTCCTTGAGCGCTTCATTTTTATATATAAATGTATACTCTATCTTGTCTACGAATTCATCATTATCTCTAATAATGTTAACGGATTCAATGTCAGGTGAGTGTAGTCCAATGCGTTGATAGATATTAGCAGACTTTGCAAATCTTGCAGGACTCCATAAACGCAGATATCCGTAACCTGTTGTGAGTGCATCATCAACCGCCTTTGCAATAGGGTCAGAGTGCAAAGGATAGCGACCTATGGACATACGCAACCATTGAGCTTGTAGCCGTCTTAAATGCTCTGCTATTGCGCTTGCAGTGCTACTTTCTTCGCGTTCGCCTTGCTGATTGACAATGTACCAAGTAGGCGTATTTCCTATTAGCGCGTTTCTATGGCGTACAACTACCTCTTGACATTTGTTTGCTACTTGAAAAAGCCTTTTGACACGCTCCATAATCCGACGAGCGTTATCTGATTCTTCCTTCATCTTGGGCAATATTGCAGTATCCCAGAATGTCAATCCTGTGTAATATCCAAGATTTTTCCTGATAAGTTCAATATCTTTTTCCATAGCGGTCGCTGGATTAAAAGTCAGGGATAATGAGTGGTCGTCCCTTCTAGCATCAACTCATTATTGATTGCAACATCTAACAAATATTATCATGTTCATCATACTCTAATTATTTCATCATGTTTTGATATGGAAGACAAACAAGTATTACATCCTAGCAGTACAGTAAGCCAGAATATTAAAGAAGAAATAAATTTAGAGATGAGAGCTTACTATCATAAACTACAGAATTACTACAATCAAAAGCCTAAGTTTATTTCTGGCTATAAGTCTCCTGAGTCTGGACAAATGCGTTAAGAAAATCTTTCTCTAGCGAGGTGTTATGACCGCGATATTACACTTAACTGATTGTGACCGCAGAGGCAGACTTTTAGCTATAGAACAAGGCGCTAACTACAGAAAAGTTACGATACTTGCAGAGCGCGATTTAACAACATGGACACTGAGAGGACACATCAGAGACGGGTACGCCTCACGAGGAGGTACATTACTTGCTGAGTTTAGCTTTGAGCCTGTTGAGTACAAAAACGTGACTGTCTGTAACAAGACTGTAGCGCGGTCAATCATTAAGCCATTCTTAACGGTCGCAGATACTCAAGTTTTGTCAACAGTTTGGATAACTAAAAATATGTACAAACGTACAAGCTATAGTGAGCCATTGCTAGGACAAAATGTATTTTGCTACGACATTGAAGCAGAAGCTGCAGACGGTGAAACATTACGGCTTGCACAGGGATTTGTGGAGATAAGTTTAGAGGTGACTGCTGATGTCTAGACGATTGTGTAACGACGATAACTTAATTATTAATAATGAGTGTGTACAAGTTGATGAAACAACAGAAAGCGCGGTCACATTCATCGAGGAACGAGTTTATATAGAGGTTCCTAATCAAATCTGTTATGGACAAAAGCCTTACACAATGAGATTTACTCAAGCTGATTTAATAGGTTCATTGCTTCCAGTTGTACATGGTTTGTTTGCGGCAGATGGCGTGGTAAACATCACTTTAATTAATGATAATCGTGACCAAGTAGAGCCAACTAATGTCACTTTTGTGAATGAAAATCTAGCGCACATCTCGCTGGATGGCTATACACCAATTTCTAATACTTGGATAGTAAGGGCGTCATGAAACAGGCAATTTTACAACTTTTGGTAAGCTCATCAATTTGGACATCACTTAGACCATCATCAGCGCAAACATCCAACATTGATTACGTAGCGCCAGCGATCGCTCCTACAGAACTACAAATACTCAGAGCGTCATCAGGTTCACCAACACAACTAGAATGGGCAACTATAGCAACAGGGGGCGGAACAGTCACGAGTATTGCAATGACAGCGCCTGCTAATGAATTCAATGTTACAGGCTCACCAATTGCTAGCAGTGGAACTATTGCGCTCGCTTGGAAGAATCAAGCTCAAAATACTGTGTTTGCAGCACCAGTAGGCGGCGCGGGCGCTCCTAGTTTCCGAAGTCTGATTCCTGCTGATATTCCTGCACTTGATACTGCAAAGATATCTACGGGTATTTTTGATATTGCAAGAATTCCTGTAGGCACAACAAGCTCTACCGTAGCCGCTGGTAATGACAGCAGATTTCATCAGCAAAACACTGACACGGGCACAAGTAATTCTTCTTTTGTAATTAACAATACTAGCTCAGGTGTCCGCCTTCTAGATATGTCTGGAGCGTTGGCGCTACGAACCTATGCAAACGATGGTTACGCTGATATCATTGTGCGTAATTTAACCGTACAGGGTACACAGACCATCATCAACACGGAGCAGGTAGAAGTAGCTGACAACATCATCAGACTTAACTCAAACTACTCCGGCTCCACTCCTACAGAAGACGCGGGTTTTGAAGTGAACAGAGGAACCTTAGCGCTCGCTCGCTTCTACTGGAGTGAAACAAATCAGAAATTTATGTCTGGGCTAGCTGGCTCAGAAAAAGCTGTAGCCAACATTGTTACTCAAGATATCACCAGTGGTAGTCTTTCCGGAGGAGTTTATACATGGTCGCACGGACTTGGACGTAAACCCTTACTCTGGGCTGTTTGGGATAATACAGGTGATGGTGTTTTAATTCAACCCAATGCAGTAAATGCTAATACGATGACATTTAATTTCAGTGGGATGACCTTAACAGGTACTTGGACTTTGGTAGCGGCAGGTTAGTCTCATGAAGATGGATTTTGTAAACACTTCTTTACAAACACAGAAGTTCGCAGGCAAGGGTCTATCGATTGGGGCTATTTTACCTACTAACCCAGGAGACAAGGATTTATGGTTTGAGCCTAGTTACGCCCCTCAGCCTTGGGAATACGACGCAACTAACAATGTTTGGCGAAGTCAACCTGTCACGGCTGATATTGCTATCCCTAGCAACGGTTCGGGGGCAGCACTGCAAATATCGAAGCCGTTTGCAATCGGGACGACAAGCCTTTGGCTGGAAAGTTACACAGTTCTCCTATCCTCTCGAAGTGGAGTTAGCAATGCTGCAAACGATTACTTAAGTTTTCAACTGCAATGGTCAAACACATCAGGAACGCTCACAACCCTAGATTCTGGAAATAGCCAGAATCTAGGGCAAGGACAATTTAGAAGAATTGGAAACAATCTATATCAATATGTCATGAATCCAAACCAAATACTCTTGGTAGTGACCAGAGTCGGGAGCACCTCTCAGACCTACCAAGCCTCATTATCATTAACGTACAAGTTTGTCAGAGCGAACTCTTAATCGTCAAAGAAAAGTTTCCTCGACGATTCGTCAATACTGTACAACAGAAGAAACAGGCGCTCGCCGTTTTCTCATTTTGAGTTGATAGTAAATCATTGCTTGTGAGGTCATGTCAACGATATCGTCAGTATCGTAAACCCCAAACTTGACAAACTCTATTTTGACACTTTCTAGCCAGCCTACACCGTGTTTAATGTGGAAGTTGCCGGACTCAAAAGCAGGGGCTATAAGCTGCGCTCGCTGTTCTTTGCTGCCAAATTCATCAGGATTAAATGCTAATACGCCTGGGAATTCTTCTTGCAACTTCTCAATCATCGCTGCACCAGAGGCTTTTTTCTCTATCAATTTGGTTGCAATGATGCCGTAAACAGGTTCGTTTCTGTTAATCAATTCTCTGATGCCTTTTTGCGCGTCGTTAAAGCCGCAGCGTTTGTGAAAAAGGTCTATCAGATAGAAGTTGGGATAAGCGATCGCAAACAAGCCTACAGACACAAATGACGCTGTGCTTGATGTAGAGCCAAAAGACAAGTCAGCGCTTATGATGAGTTCGTATCTAGCTGGCAATTCTGTAAAAGTCTGCCAGACTGCTTTACTGAAAACGCCACCTTCTAATGGTGCTGGCTCCTGGTCATGACGAGCGCTGTAAGCATACGCGCCCAAATCTCTCTTAGCTTCTGCGTCTTCTTCTTCTCCAAAACGATGAGGATGTAGCAACTCGCCTGCTTTGCGCTCTACAACAGTCTTAGAACGCGGGAAAACGACTGTTTCATTTTTGCGAGCACGGGTAGGTAATTTGACAATTTTAAAACGTCTGCTAGGGTCTTTTTCCTCTGCGGCTGTCTTGATGATGTAGCCGCTTACGTCGCTCTCGTGCGTTCGCTGCTGTACAACAATTGTCTTAGTCCGCTTCGGGTCGTTGGCTCTTGTTGTCAAGTAGTTCTTAAACTTGGTTAACGCTCCCTCTCTGACTACATCTGACTCTTTCTCTGGATTATTGGGGTCATCACAATTGTGAATTAAAATACCTCCTGCAAAGTAGTTTCTATTGGCGGTCGCTATATTGTAGGTTTGTTCTGGTGCAGGCTTTCGCTTAATAGCCTTAACAATTTTTCTTTGCATTGCTCTCTCTGTTCAGTTGACCCATGCAACCCACCGTGGCAAGTATGACAAAGTGCCACAAGGTTAAGTGGGCTGTTGTTGTGCTTATCATAATTGATGTGATGCACGTCCAACTTTTTGCCGTTTTCTTTAGCGTCGCAAAGCAAACAGCGTCGCCCTTGCCTCTTTCGGATAGATTCACGCAAGCTATGGCTAAACTCCCTTGGATATGGAGACTCGCAGTTACCATGAACGTAGCGCCCGTTATTTTCGCCTTTAATGCGCTCGCTGTGGTCTATGCTGGCACAAACCCTTGAGCAATAAACTTCTCTGCCGTTCTCAAGCGCTCGATTGAATTTATGTTTTTCGATAGCAAATGGTTCTTTACAAATTAGACAAGAAATTATGTAGAACTTATCCTCAAAACTTTTAAATCTTCCTTTCAACTTCTTATCATACCGGACGCACTGCCCATGCTTATAGTTTGGGTTATTTGCACCGCGTTCGTAAATACCAAAACATTTTTTAGAGCAAAAACCACCGTTCCTTTCTTCATGTGAGGGAGCACGGTAATACAACTCTCCGCACGTTTTGCAGGTAAAGTAGTTTTTCTTCTTACGTGCCCAGTAGCAACTAAGAGAGCAGTAACCACCGTCATGCTTAGAACGATAAGTTTTACCGCAATGTTGACACATTCTATCGGGTAGCGAGCGCCGGCTGGTGTCTTTGCATAGCTTAGAGCAAAACTTTGCATCCGTTTTTGACGGCTTAACAAAAAAGAGCTTTGAACAATGAGAACAGGACAATTCTATAGGCACAATACAGCATCTCCAGGTTCTATATCACCTGCTTTGACGTAGCCTTTGCCTTCTACCCAAACTGGATGGTCGTTTGTGCATTCAAGGATACTGCCATCCTCTAACTCAATTTCTATAATTTCCCTACCTGGGTTTTCTTCATATCTGAGTATGGGTTGCCATTCGACTTCGCCCGTTTCATGGTTGAAAGTTGCTACGTCAACGTCAAGCTTTTTGTTAACGATATCGCCAATAGGAATTTCACCTCGCGATGTCGTTATCTTCTGATATGACGGCAAACAAATAATATAAGTTCCTCCGACGCCAGTCACAGAGCCGTCCAAACCACGGGCATATATAATACCACCAGAGTTGTTGCTATATTCCGTGATGCGGTTCCGATTATCACTAAGAACGCAGCGACCGCATGACAAACGCTGATACCATTCTGATTCGATGACCTGTCGGCGCTTGTAGCTCAGGTCGTTTGCCAAAGGAGTCGAATAGCTCATACACAGGAACGACGCCCAAGGCTGACGCAACCATACCCAGCATGGGAAAAAGACAGATACAAGCAATGATTTCAGCGAGCGCGGCATGACATTGACGAGTAAGCGTCTAGTGTTGCCGAGTGCTACATCAGTCAAAATTTCTGCTATGTATGCATGATGCCAATTCCAATCCAGAGGCGTGTTAGGCTCCAAAACTGCCCACGCCCCTGGATGCTTGTCATCATAACCTCTGATAAATTTCTCAAAGTCACGTCTGAGAATTTCCCTAATTGCTAACTCTCGCCGTGCTAGTTCTTGTTTGTTAAACTGTTCCACAATTAACTAACCACCGCTGGCAATTTTCTCTAGCTCCTCATCAGATAACTGTGTAGGGTCAAATAAATCAGCATCAATCTCTGTAGACATCGGCAAAATATTGGTGACGCGCTCGCCCATCCTATCAGCCAACACTTTTACTGTTTGACGATACACATCAGGTGGTAAATTTTGATAGGCGTACATCATTAAATCAATCAACTTGTTGTCTACTGCTACCTCGATTTTTTGCGTGTTCGCCCATCTCTCAGGACGCTGACGCTCTAACCACCACGCCGCCGCCCTCCAGTCGTTTGTGGATGCCGTCATGATGCGAGCGCTTAACGTTATTTCAGCCGCTACAACCGCTCGGTTCAACTCTTCTGCAAACTCTGCAAATTCATCGCTAGTAGGACGCTCATGTGTGCCTTCACCACGCTGTACCCACTCGCGTACAGTCTTATGGCTAACCCCCGCATAATAGCAAGCGTTCTCAATCCCTACGCCCGCTTTAATCGCCTGCAACAGTTTTTGTTTTGTTTCTTCTGTTAACTTAGACGGTCGCCCTGGTCGAGCCGCTTTTTTGCTCATATTACGCACGTTAGAGAAATCTTTCTTTTACGATATCAGATTCAGTTGAAAATTTCTTTTATTCACCCTTGACTTTATTATGCCTATTTTGACACAATAAAGATGTAAGCGTAAATCACTAAAGGATAAGTGAAATGACAAGCGTAACAACTGATATGATTATTGATTCATCTTATGACAGCTTTGACTTAAAGTTTAACATTGATACGAGTAATCAGCAATACGAGCAAGGTTTTCACTTTGACAAAGAGGCTGTCAAGAAAGCGAGCGCGGAAATTAAAGGACGTTTACACCAGAATGGTTACAAAGGACTTGTAGATGATAACTATTATAAAGGTGTAGGCGCTGCTGTAGAGTCTAACTGGTCGCTAGACCACAAGCTGCAAGCTGCTAATCTAAATTGGTCTGTTGATACTTCTATTCTTAGATACGGTGACAAGCTGCAATTCTTTGATACTAACAATCAAGCTGTATACCGCTCTGACACAGGTACTCTGTTCTCTGTCACTAGCGATACTTGGACACCATTCCAAAATGTAGATGTTGTTAATGCTTTCGATGAGTTCTGCAACAGTGCCGGAATTGAGATGGAACGTCTAGGACATCTGCGTGAAGGTCGTCTAGTGTTTGCGAGCGCAGTAGTTAACGAGTCCTGGGCAGTTATGGGCACTGACGATATAATAGCCGCTCGACTGCTGCTGACTAACTCACATGAATATGGCAAAGGCTTAACAGCAAAGCTCAACGCAATTCGTTTAGTGTGCTGTAATGGCATTACTCGTAAAGTGTCCATCGGTCAACGCTCCATTTCTCACACCAACGGCTTTAGTAAAGCGGCAGTACAAGCAATCCTGGAAAGCAGCAAACAAAACTTTGTTGACCTAGGCTTGCTCATTGATAAACTCGCACAGACTCAAGTTAATAATCGTGAAGCGCGTGAGATTCTTGTTGAAACACTGGGCGATCGCAACGACCAAGGCAACCTTGTACAATACGATGACCAAAATCGTTTAGTGCAGTCCAGCTTTACCGCGTTCGCAAATCATACGTCAATCGGCGCTCACTACGAAACTAGCCGGGGTACTGCTTGGGAATTACTCAACTGTGTCACAGAACAAATCAATCATCACAGCCGTAGCGCTGGCGAGACTCACATGAACTCTATGTGGAACGGTGGCAAAGCACGAATTGAGAGCAAAATGGTTAACGCCCTTGCGCTCGCTTATGTCTCTCCCTCTCGTAACAAACAAGCGCAAACCGTAGGGGTAAGCGCTTTCTAAAATACTAAGTTTATTATTGTTGTAAATCTTACAAAGGCTGTTATGTACAGCCTTTTTTACTTTATAACACAATGCTGTTGTATCGTCTAAGAAAGATTTCTCTGACGACAAGTCGCAAATATTCCAACCTCTCAGAGTACCATTTTTTCTAGATATATAGAACTTTTCAAAAAATATTGTTTTCACCCTTGCGGCAATATGACATGCCTGACATACTTTATATAGAAACAAAACAAGAGGAGAAAGAAATGCAAGCCATCAAATATCCAGAACTCGCTCAACAATTTATAAATTCAGGTTTTGAACTACTCAAGCTCGGTAAAGCTGGTTACATCGTTAACCACAACGATCAGAAGATACGCTTTGCTAATTTACAAACTGCTGCTAACTGGTTAAACGAGCGCATCACGGAACGTCAGGAAGTCATCAAGGCTCAAACATGGGGCGGCAGTGTTCTGACTCAGTTCGTTCTTCAAGCAAGTCTAGCAGCATTAGAGCAAGCATGGTCAGTACAGCTTGCAGCTAAAGAAGAGACGCAAGAAACCGCTGTTGCTACTATATACACGACAGCAAACGCGATACATGATATACCAGAACTGACATTAGAAGCTGTAGAACTTAATTTGATGAGCGGCAAAAAACGCCGTTGGCGCTCTGTCAAGACTTTAGATCCTGAAAAACAATTGGCTGTGTACAGAGCACAGAACGCGAGCGCTGTAGATGCTAAAGAATGGAAAGAAATCGAAGGTTTTCAAGTGCCTGTTAAGGGCGAATTGTTTGATGATTTAGGCGGTTTTATCTCTAAATCTACAGAAGAAAAAGACAAGTCTGAAACTGTTAAACCTGAGCAAGTATCCGACCACATTGGTGCAAATGGCAAGCCCAAAGCAGTGAAGACAGAAGACGGAATATATCAAGCAGGTAAGACAGTTAAAAGCGTTCGCCCTGGTTCTAAGATTGACCAAATTATTAACTTATTGCGTGAAGGCGCTACTATTGAACAAATTAATGTCGAAGTTGACACAGGCAAGAAAATGAGTGCTAGCTATATCGCTCAACGTCTCGCGCTACGCGGTTATGGTATGGCAAAAGATATTGCAACAAATCGATATTTTCTATTAACTCCCTAGAAATAAAAAAATCGTCAAAGAAATCTTTCTTTGACGATTACATCAAGAACTTACTACTTAATAGCTAACCAACCTGCAAAATTAGACCAGCGCCAGATGCATTCTACTTGATGAAAACCAGCGTTTTTTAATGCTTGTTCATTAGCGCTCGCAGTCCAAGGAACTAGCACACCTTCAAGGCTTAATCGTTTGCGCTGTATCTCATAATCTGAATAGCCGTTTTCTGCCTTTAATTCATAATAAATGTTTGTTATGAGATCATCAACTGTAGCTGTCGCTCCGATGACCTTTTCTACTAACACAAATGCCCCGTTTGTGTGCAAGCTATTATAAATACGTTGTAGCAACTTCATTCTATGCTCTACAGGAACAAATTGAAGTGTAAGGACAGAGAGTATAACACTAGCTTTAACATTTAGGAACTGCGAGCGCAAGTCTAAATCATGCACTGTAACGTTTTTGTAATCAGCAAAACGCTCTGTCAAAGCTGCAAGCATTGAAGGTGAATTATCAATGAGATGAAATGAACACTCAGGAAGTTTTACAAGCGGCGCGACCGCCTCACCCTTACTTGCACCTATATCTATCAATACACCACCCTTTGAGAGGAATTTAAGCGCAATTGCTGACACAAGCGCCCTCATATTGGAATAGTCAGGTATGGAGCGTTGTAACATTTCGTCAAATGCATCAGCTACACGCTCATCAAATCGCCACTGATTAGCTGGGAAAACAATATCTTTGTCATGCATGGATGGACACCTTTAATAGTTGATTGCTGACAACAGTTGCGAGCGCCCGCATTAGAAACGGTGGTACGGCTCTGCCTAGTCTCTCCCATTGTTCCGAAAAGCTACCGGGCAAATAAAAATCGTTTGGAAATGTGCAGATGATTTTAAGTTCATCAATTGTGAACTGCCTGCGCTCGCCTTGCATTGTCTCTATCCAGCCGCCGCCGCTAAAGTATGCTGTTTCTTTGCGCTCATAGTCGTTCGCCATAATAGTGGGCGATGCATTTAAGCCAGCAGCTTTATAGTTATTAGCTTTGCCGCTAAACTTGACGAGCTTGATATGAGATAGCACGTCCTTGACAGTGTAATGATATTTCAAGGGTGAGGGAAACACAGGTTCTAGTTCTAAATCATTACGGAAGCCCACATAAAACAAGCGTTGACGCATCTGAGGAACACCCAACCATTGAGCATCTAGAACAGATGCCTTGACCCTGTAGCCGCAGTTTCTAAGTGCTTCTATGATGTCTAGGAAATAGCCTTTAGCAGTGCCCTTGACTAATCCTGAGACATTCTCAGCTATAAATGCTTTGGGCTGTAAGTCCTTTAGTATCCTTGCGTACTCAAAAAACAAGTCATCTGAGCGTTGGCTAACATCTCCTGAGTATTTCTTTGTTTTGCCCCAGCCCTTTGAGCGAGCGCCAGCCGTTGAGAATGACTGGCAAGGGGGTGAGCCGTCTAAAATGTCAATCTCTCCTACTTGGTCTAAGATGTCCTGGGCTTGCACTTCTCTAACGTCACGTGTATCCAGATAAGTGTTAGGATGATTTGCTCTATACGCTGCGATCGCTTCAGGTACAAACTCAACTGCATACTTAACGTTAATTCCAGCCATCTTAAAACCTAACGAGCTACCCCCACAACCACTGAATAGCGATGCTGCGGTTAAGCCGTTCTTCTCTATCTCTGCAATCTCTTTCATGCTGGGTATAAAAAACTCAGGTTTTATCATTACATTTTGTTCCTATCCAGTTTTTTTACTTTTGAAAACGAATCCACACTTAGGGCAAGTAATATCTAATTCTTGCTTCATCTTGTTCTCGTCAATCTCGTCAAAATCATCAGGCGGCTGCACTTCCTTGAGTAAATTGTCAATCTCGTCAGCGTCAAAGCCTGTTAGGAGCATATCTACATCCATACCCAGCAAATCAGTCAACTCTAGTCGCAGCATCTCAGGGTCATAAGATGACTCAGCTATCTGATTATCAGATACTCTGAGAAGCCTTTTATCTGACTCTGATAATCCTTGACGAATAATCACAGGTATCTTCTCAAACTCAGCTAATATCGCTGCTTCTTGACGTGCATGACCCTTGATTATCTCCAGATTCTCATCACAAACAATCGGCACATCAAAGCCAAGTTTTTTGATGATGTTTGTAAGTTTAGCTATCTGTGCTTGAGTGTGTATTTTTGCATTCTGTGGATAAGGTTTGAGCGCTCGCGGATCAATTGCAATCAACTCCCAATTTTCACCCTGTTTAATAGTCTTGTACGTTTCTGTCATTTTTCAACCAACAAAATTTACTATGTCCATGTTCGCCTTTAATATGTCTAACTTGTGTCTGTATCACTCCTTCTTTTTCTAACTCATCAATCCAGTGACAAATTGTTGAGCGCGCTCGCTTCATCAAGTCTGCAAGTTCGTTTATCTTTAACTCTCCATGTACTTCTAAATAGTCTGATATCTTGTCCTTGAAATTGCCTCCTAAATGAATTTTAAGCAGTTCTTCACGCTCAACAGTTGTATACACCATTGGACTATTTGAACCGACGCGAGCGCCTACAATTTCACCGTCTCGCCGCATTTCCCATAAAGCGCGTTTGACTTGCTCAAATTTTTTGCTATGTTTGACATTCTCATAAATTTCTAATTGAGTATAAAAACCAGTTGACAAATAATTTAAAACTCTTTTTTTAAAAAGATATTGCTGATTTTTAGTTGGATAGTTGTGCCTAGCTTTATACTTACGTTTAGTCTTTTTAGGAGATACAGCTTCTATAGCTTGTGTTACAGCTTGCACACCTTGAAAACGTAAACTATTAAGACAGTCCTGACAAATATACCTATTATTGTACCTACCAACTATTAAACGAAAATGGCGGGTAGTTGCAGTACACCAGCCATAAAAATGTTTTGTTTCAAGCTCTATTTTTGTCAT